GACATTGAGACCTTTCGGTACGATGTCGGGGTTCTCTTCGAGAAACGCTTTCACATTGGCTTGGTTGAGGCGCTTTTCCATAAACTCAGGAACTTCATGCTCAAGCACAAACTTGTGCATCTGCTCCCAGTCGCTGGTCCAGTACCTTGTCTTTACCGAACGGTAAAAGAGTCCCTCAGAAGTTTTGACGCTTTCGACGCCATGCTCTTTGCAGTAATCGAGTAGGGCGGTCTTCACCTTATCCATTTGCTGGTTAAGACTAGATTCCTTCTCTTTATACTCCGCTGATAGCTTGGCTTTTTCGTCGCGGATCCTTAGATAAACGCGTGTTAGCTTCTCAGCTAACCCTGCTTCTTCACTCATTTGAGTCTCCTTCGCACACGACACAAGTGTCGGGGTTTTCACTTTACTTACGTGTTATGAGCTAGTCAAGCAATTCTTTATATAAATCGATCATTTTTGTGTGTACGTCTATTCTACTATCTAATAATGAGTAAACACGCTTTTCTACGGGTGACCCCTGTAACTGCACAACGGTGCACTTATGGTCTTGCCCTGATCGATGTACACGAGCGTTAGCCTGTGCGTAAGTTTCGAGGGAGCTGGTCGGTCCCCACCACACCACAGTGTTTGCGGCTGTTAGAGTGACACCGTGTGCCGCTGACTGCGGCTGGATAACAAGGACACGAGGGTTGGCCTGTTCTTGGAATCTTTTAAATATGTCGGTTCGTTTGGGTGCTGACACATCACCACGTATAATCTCAGTGGGTATACCGTCTGCCAACAGCTTATTGGTAAGAATATCGATTGTGTGCTTGAACGGCACAAACACCAACACCTTCTTACTGCTTTCATCAATGACTTCGCGCAGTACCTTGTAGCGGTGCTTGATATCAAACTCTAATGCCTCTCCATCATCGGTGTAGACTGCACCTGACGCAATTTGTAAGAGCTTGCTCATGTTAATCGCGGCGTTAGCGGCGGTGATTTCTTCACCTGCGGCCTGTATAACAAGTCTCTGCTTTAGGTCGTTGTAGTATTTGTTTTGTTGGCGTGTCAGTTCTACTTCGCGTTTGGTGTACACCATCTCTGGTAGGTCAAGGCACTCTTCTTTAGTGAATCGGATGGCTGGTTGTAGTGCCTCGTATACGATCTGCGTAGCGTTGTCTTTAGGTATCCACTTAAACTGCGTAACCTTGTGCATTACCATGTCACGGAAAGAACTAAAGAATCGCGGGACACCTGCGGGGTTTACCATCTTGGCAAGTCCGTAAGCATCGAGGGGCGACTGCGCGGCTGGCGTACCCGTCATCATCCATAACCACGTCTTATCATTTAATAATTTGAACAGCGTCTTCCATCGTTTAGTCTGCGGGTTCTTGTAGTGTGTCGCCTCATCAATGATGATGCAGTCAAAACCGCCATTCATGATCTCATCAAGTACGATTTCCACACCATCGTAGTTAATAACAACGTAGTCAGATCCTTCGTTAATGATCTTCTTACGCTTCTGCTTGCTACCGTAAGCAACCGACACAGTTCGGTGCATGGCAAAACTAAACAAGTCATTACGCCATGCGCTGTCCATGATGGATAGCGGACATATTATAAGTACCCGTTTGATTTGGTTTTGAGTCATCAAGAAGTCCGATGCCCAGATAGCTGAAGCAGTCTTGCCAGTACCCTGCTCGTTAAAACAGAAGGCTCTTCGGTTCATGGTAAGGAAAGCGGCTGTAGACTTCTGATGGTCATATGGCTTGTACTGGCCCGGCCAGTTGTAACGACCTTCAATAGGTGAGGGTACGTTAATATTTAAATTTTTTAGGGTGTGAGCTTCGTCTATCCCCCAGTTGACGACAACTTGATTACCCGAAAGTTCTTGACTTTTCGGTAGTACCGTCGTCACTTTGTTTGGGTTTCGTAATCGTAGCAATAGAGCCTTGTTCTTTAACACTTGCACGGGGTTCTCCATAAGGTTGCCGTTTTGCTACCGGCATGTGATTTTTTCTTTTAATCATTTGTATCTGTCTATTTGCGGACCGCACCAACACAGGTAAATCTTCTAGCTGAAACTCATCAAGGTAATCGGCAAACTCAAGGGCGAGATTAGACGCGACCTCATCCTCTCGGTAGCCTGATATCAAAAGGAGCCTTGTCCTCTCCCACACAACTAAAGGAAACGCCATTACTTGTTCTTCCTTGGACCACGGCTTAGACGACCACCACCTGCACGGTTGCGGCTTCGGCTTTGTACAGAGACGCCATCACTGTTAGACCCACCACGTGAGAGCGGCTTCTTGTGTGCTATGTCTTTACCTTCGCGCTTGTCGGCTTTGCCATTGTTGTTAGCATCTTTACCTGTCTTATCCATTTTGCGGCGTGCACGTTGGCGCTCCATACGATCCTCGTGCTCGCCTCGTGCTTGTTGTAGCCGGTACTCTCTTTTGTAATTACGTGCCATTAGTTACTCCCGTTGTGTACACATACTGTTACTGGACAGTGGCGCTTACATAAACCGCTTGGTCTCGGATTCCACACGTTACGCTTCTCAGCCATTTGCATGATCGCATACTTGTTTGTCCATTTAGTCCATAGCATACCCGCATCGGAATCGGCGTAGCTATCTTTTACTAGGTCGTTACTCACAACGAACAACAACCCAGCGCGTACGTTCTTTACCTTGGGGAAATGTGCAAACACCAATAACGCCATCAACTCTAGCTGGCCTTTGTCTGCGTACTTCGCACTCTTACCTGTCTTGTAGTCAATCACCCATGCCAACTCGTCTTCTTCGTTGACAATCAATAGGTCAGCGATACCTCGATACCACACGTCATCTGCGTAGAAACTACACGGTGACAAGTTTTCAGTTACACCCAACTTCTCCTCACACAGCTTTACGCCTTTCTTAGCATTAAGTGAATCGAGCATGGCTTGAGCGTAGTCAAACATCTTAGGGAGCGGAGTGCCGTCTCGGATGTATTCTTCGGCGGCAGTATGGAAAGCATTACCGTAGCGGATAGCCTCAGTTTCAACGAACGGATACTCTTGGAGAATCTTCTCGTGATAGAACTGTTTAGGACACTGCTCAAAGGCTTTCGCTTTGCTAAACGACCACGGCGCTATACTCACTCACAATCCCCATACGATTTGCCTGTACCGCTTTCGCAATCGATGGGTAGTCCTGCCGCCCATGTAGGAACGTAGCGCATACATTTTTCTATATATGCTTGTGCTTCATCGACTTCTTCGTCTCGAACACAAGCCACAATTGAGTCGTGAACTGTTAACACAACGCGATACTTCTTGCTAATTTGTAGCATCTGCTCGCCAATTATACAACGCGCTATTGCTTGGCATAGATTTTCTGTGACTTTACCGCCATATATTCGAGTGCGGCCCCGACGAGTTTTGTAGCTGTACTCCAACCCGTCTTCAGTCTGCTCTGCTGATAAGTCGTTATACCGTAACAACAACCCAGAAGGCAGGCGGACAGCACGTTCCGACCCCAACACTTCCAGCACGTCAGCCTTACCAACTTGCACAGAGTCACCGTTAACCATGTGACGTATCATGTTCTGGCAGTTGCGCCACAGATGGTTGATCTTCCAGTTAGACTCGCGGTAGATGTTTATAATGCGGCGGGCTTCATCAAGTTCTACTTCAAACCCAAAATTCTTAAGCTGTGCTTGGAACTTGACCGCTCCCATACCGTAGCCAGCACCAAGAATCGTGGTCTTGCCCACAAACCGTTGGTCTTTTGTCACGTTTTTCTCTTCACATCCATAGATCCGAGATGCCATCTTGACGTAGACGTCCTCACCTGCCGCGAACGCCGCTGTTAAGTCTTCCTGCTCTGCGAACCACGCGAGGACACGCGCCTCGATCTGTGCGCTATCCGCGTCAATCAGGGTAAAACCTTCGGGGGCTAAGATACTTTTCTTTAACTTCTTACCGTTTGGTCCACGGCTTGGCAGATTCTGCATGTTGATCTTGTCATCACCACCCCAGCGCCCAGTGTGCGCGGCGTAATAACGTACGGGTACAGGCAAGGTGCCACGTTTACCTATGTCGATAAATCTCTGCGTACGCGTCTCTTCCAAGGTACTTTTATTACCTAGCCTTGCGGCTACCACAGCTTGTACACGTGAATCCTCGTGGTCAGACAACGCCTTGAAGTCTTCATCAGACTTAGCAAACGCGTAAGTTTCTTTACCTGTGGTTGCACTGATCTTCATTGGCGGCTTCACACCTAGCCCCTCAAGCACTTCGGCAAACTTCGGGTTAGACATGAGATCTTCTTTAGACACACCTGCCGACTCAAGTAGCTGGTCCTTCTGCTCCTTGGTATCTTCGAGATGTTGTTCGAGTAGCCCGATGTCCAGATCCAAAACGGGATCAATAAACATACGTAACGTACAGTCAATCAACTGTAGCTCCTGCTTGGGGAACCCTTTACGTAGAAAGATGTTAAAGAGTTTGTAGGTCAGCTCGACGTCGTTGATACAGTAGTCGCCATACTGCGAAAGCTCTTGTGCAGTGAAATCGGCACGGCGTTTACCTAACGCGTTTAGAACTTCGGTCCCCTTAGCGCCGATCTGATATCGCTCAGATAACGCCTTGAGACTTCCACCAGCGTCAACCCCATGAAGAGCACGGGCGATACAAAGAGTGTCAGCGTAGACGCGAGGATGAACATCAAAGAGCCAAGACAAAATAGCACCGTCAAACATAGTATTGTGAGCAAGTACCATAGAATTTGACCAATCGAACGTGTGTAGGTATCGCTTGATATCATCGTGTGTGCCGCTCGCCCATTCAGTGCCTTCGTTGTTTACCTTAACTCCTACACCAATGACCTCAAACTGTGGGTCACGGATGTACTCTTCGGTTGTCATCTTCGATAGCGAGAAGTCCCTGTCGTAGTACGTCTCGAAATCTAGCGTTACTAAATTCAATTCTAAGCTCCTTAGCGTGTTCTTTTTCTACATGGCAACCGGCACAAAAGAATGTGTTTCTTTCTTTAACGTCTGCTGGCTTACCACACTGACTGCACTTCTCTCTAACTCGTTTATTTTTCATAAAGCCCCGTCACACGCATAAACTTCTTTACAAGTCTTTTACAACGAACCGTCAGTTTCCTGACAAGTTTTTGCCATGCAGTACGCTTGGGCTTCTCTGGCTTGGGGGGTTCTGGTTGAGGTTCAGTAGAAGTGTTGTTAACTCTTAAAACTGCTGTTCCACCAGAAGTGTTTGTGAGAAATCTGGGTATACCCGTAGTTGCACTCTCTACTTGATTAGACACGTACTTAGCACGTAAGAACCTTCTGTGCTCTGTCCTCGCCACTGTATATGCGTAAGACACAGACACATCCATTACCAAATAATCTTCTTCTCCTCGCCATATAGAAGTGCCAATAGCCGTCTTCATTATCTTCGGCATCACTTCTGGCTTCTCGTTTACAAACGCGGCTATCCGCTGTGACTTGTTCATTTTCTTAGTCATCGTTGTTCTCCTTTGTTTTGAAAAAAGCTATCCGCGACCGGCAAGGCTCGGCGCGATTTTGTTAACTGGTATCACAATCTGGTGGGGTCGAGATCCGCATCCAGCTCAGGGTGGTAGGCATCCTGTTCGCTCGCTTGCGCCAGCAATCCGATCGACTCATCATCCGCGTCGGTTAAGCCATACACAAAGAAACCCTCTTGTGTGAATCCCTCGAACGTCAGCCCGTCGGGGCGCAGTCGGTAGCGATCCTCGCCAACGATCACCCAACCATTCTCGGCGTACGCCTCTGGTGGAAACTTGTTAAATTCCATGAACTCGCTCCTCAAAATCTAGTTCAAGTTGATCGGCGTTTTTTATTTGCCCCCCGATCTCAGTCAGCACATCGTCGATGTTGGTTTCATTTATTACTAACGCTATGCCGTGGTTTAGTTTTATATCATTCAGATTCTTTTCTTGCAATGGGGTGGGCTTATTTTTTCCTGCCTTACATTCGATACCAAAGAACTTGCCCTCGTAACATCCTATGATG